TAAAGGTGGACTTATGCAACGTAAAGGTTATGCTAATGGTGGTTCAGTAAACTATAACATAGCTGGTGTAGGTCAAGTAGGTGGTAATCTTACTCAAGGTGCTATGAATGAAATGGCAGAAGCTTTACCTAAACCTAAAACATACGATGAAATAAAAGGAGATGTACAAGGATTTGAGTTTCCTGAATTAAATACAGCTAGTACAGATCCTGATAGTGAGAATTACTATGGACGTAAACTACAAGGTGATTTATTTAAACAACGTCAAGAAAAAGCTGACCTTGTATATAGACCTGATCAAGATAGAAATAATGCATATGAGAATGATTCAGAATTAAGAGTACTCTTACAAAGAGCAGCAGTAGACAGCGATAATTTTGTTGACGTAATGGATCAATATAAAACTGGTGCGAATGATTTACTTGGTCAGGGTCCAAGCACATTAAACGAACAATTAAAAAATGGTCTAGATGCATTAACAGATAAACGTAGGATGCTTAGAGATGGTATAAAAGCTGAAGATATACCTGAAGGTGCTACCAATAGAGATATGTTAAAGAAAATATTCTTCAATGAAATTGATGACTTTGGTGCAGAATTAGATTATGATAACTATCAAGCTAATGATAAAATAACTGGCATAATAAATCAAGACCCAGATAATTTTTCTCCGAATGCTACAGAAGAGTATAAGGCTGCAATTAAGTCTTATGATTTAGATGGCCCTGCTGATCCTCAAAAACTAGGCTATGCAGCAAGTATTTTAGATAGTGACAGAGGAGCATCAGCAATACCTGTAAAAGAAGATAAAGGTTCAGGTATTATGGGTGAAAGAAGATACGTTGAAGGCGTAGGCTATGTAAAAGCAGCATAGTCAAATCAGGGCTACCTTCTACCCTTTTCATGGTGAAAAGCTACTAGATGCCCCCGAAAGAAAGAAAATAAAATGGAAGCAATACAAGAAGAAGTAAAATCAGCACCAATAATGTATAAAAGAATAAGCATAGAGGAAGAAGAAAAAGAAATACAAGAACTAGAAGCAGCTAGAAATGCTGAAAACAAACAAGTAGAAGAAGCGGAAAAAGATGAAGAAGAAACTCAATCTTTAGATGCAGAAGAAAAAACTTTTAAGAAAAGATATGGAGATCTAAGAAGACACCAGCAAAAGATACAAGAACAACATTCTGATGAGATACATAAGTTAAAACTACAAATAGAAGGTTTAACTAAGAAACAGGTAAAGTTACCTAAGACTGATGAAGAATTAGAAAAATGGTCTGAACAGTATCCCGATGTTGCAAAGATAGTAGAAACCATTGCAACTAAGAAAGCATTAGAAGCACGTAAAGATGTAGATGAAAAGCTACGTTACGTAGACGAAATGCAAACTAAAGTTAAAATGGAAAGAGCAGAGAGTGAGCTAGAAAAGCTACATCCTGACTTTGCAGATATAAGGGCAGATCAAAACTTTCACGATTGGGTAGCAGAACAACCTAAGTGGATACAGTCTGCATTATATGAGAATGACACAGATCATCTTGCAGCAGCTAAAGCAATAGACTTGTATAAGTTAGAAACTAAACGAGGATCTAAAAAAGCTAGTGCTACTAAAGATGCAGCTAGGTCTGTTTCTAATACTAAACGCTCTGAAGAACCTACAACAGTAGATAAAAATGTATGGTCAGAGTCTAGAGTAAAAGATTTAAGCAGTAAAGATTGGGATAAATTTGAAGAAGCTATCTCAGAATCTGTAAAAAATGGTACATTTGTATACGATTTAACTGGTGGAGCAAGATAAAGTACTTGACAAATTAATTTAAATGTGATATACTATATACAATTATAAAACTAGCTGATGACTAAAACCATTGGCTAGTTCCTTTTAGGAGCCTCTTTTATAGACAACCTCCTGTTTATGCTAACTCTAAACATATCAACTACCTACAATCGTTAGGCCAGGTTTATCCTACACCCTAAAGATGTAGCCTTGAAACTGTCAAAGTTGGCTCGTTTCGATATAGCCGAAAGGAGATAACCAATGGCTTTTAAGACTGCAACTGGTTATGGAAATCTACCTAATGGTAACTTCTCTCCTGTAATTTACAGTAAGAAGGTACAATCAGCTTTCCGTAAAACTAGTGTTTGTGAAGATATAACCAACAGTGATTACTTTGGTGAGATATCTAATTTTGGTGATACAGTGCGTATCATTAAAGAACCAGAAATAACAATTTCTGAATATGCAAGGGGTACGCAAGTAACTCCTCAAGACCTACAAGACGATGACTTTACTCTAGTCGTTGATAAAGCTAACTACTTTGCTTTTAAAATTGATGACATTGAAGAAGCTCATTCTCATGTAAACTTTGAGTCAATGGCTAGTGATCGTGCTGGCTATCGTCTAAAAGATCAATTTGACCAAGAAGTTCTAGGTTACTTGACAGGTTTCAAACAAGCTACGCTTAGTGCTAATGCTGGAACCGCTAGAGTAGCTGCTGATAAATCAGGTACTGATCCTATTGCAGGAGCAGCTGCTAATGGTTTACTAGCTTCTATGTTAATTGCTCGTAACAGCTTTGTTTCTGGTGGTGCTGCTACCGACTCAATAGCCCTACATCCTGACGGATCTACTGGTGAAGCAACTCCTTTGGAAGTTCTAAACCGTATGGCTCGTTTACTCGATCAGCAAAATGTTGACCGTGATGGACGTTGGGTTGTTGTTGATCCAGTATTCGCTGAACAGCTTAATGACGAAAACTCTAAGCTATTAAATAGTGATTTTGCTTCAAGTGATCCAGACATTCTTCGTAATGGTCGTATCATTTCTGGCATGATCCGTGGTTTTAGAGTTTATATGTCTAACAACCTACCTTCAATAGGAACAGGCCCAGCTACCATTGATACTAATGGTTCAAGCGCACATTATGGTGCAATTGTTGCTGGACATGATTCTGCTGTTGCTACGGCTTCTCAAGTAGAGAAGGTCGAAACTTATCGTGACAATGACAGCTTTGCTGACATCGTTCGTGGGTTACATTTATATGGTCGCAAGGTTCTTCGTCCTGAAGCACTAGTTCGCGCTCACTATAATATTGCTGGTTAAGGGAGAATAGACAATGGCTACTTTTGACCTTACCGCTTCATCTACCGCTGGTGTTGGTGCAGATACTTCTGCTGTAATGCCAGGTCATTATGGTAACAATGTAATGTACAATGTCGAGGCATACCTTGACGTAGCTGCATTAATTACTGCTGGTAATACAATAGCTGACGGAGATGTTTTTCAGTTATTAGAAATACCTGCTGGTACATTGATACTTAACGCTGGTGCTGAAGTTATGACAGCTTTTACTTCAAGTGTAACTGCTGATATTGACTTCGGTGGTGGTGATGACATTGTTGATGGTGCTGATGTTACTTCCACTGGCTACTGTGCTGCTGGAACTAACGGACAAACCAATACAGTTGTCGGTTCAGCTGCTTCAACTTACACTCAATTTATCGGTACTACTGATACTATTGATGTTAAGTTAGCAGGAGCTGCCGCTGCTGTTGGTGTACTACGAGTATATGCTACTTGCATTAATTGTAACGCAAATGGGAAATTCCCAACCGCTGCTGCAAGAGATACATTAGCATAATAAAGTATTGTGGGATAGTTCTGTAATGGGGCTATCCCCTTCTTTAATTTGGGTGAGATATGGCTACAACATTCTTAACATTAGTTAATGATACACTTAGACGTTTGAATGAAGTTGAGTTAACAGCAGTTGATTTTCCTACTGCTACAGGCTTTCGCGCACAAGTTAAAGATGCAATAAATTCTTCAATACAAGAAATATCCCAGAGGGAATTTGAGTTCCCTTTTAACTTTACTGCTGGTTCTTTGACACTAGTAGTAGGTACACAAGAATATGCATTAGAGTCAGACTTTAAAATAGCTGATTGGGATTCTTTTAGAATTAATTATGATGCAGATAATAATTACTCAGCACGTAATCTTAAACTAATAGACTATGACACTTTTATAAAAAGGTTTTTTGAAAGAGATTCAGAAGCTAGTACAGGTGATTTTGATCAACCTATTTATGTTTATCGTACATTAGATAATAAAGTTGGTTTTACCCCTAGACCTGATGCTACGTATAGTGTAAGTTATAGTTACTTTGCCTATGCTACGGATCTTGTAAATGCTACAGATACCATGTCTGTACCTGATGCATACAAGCACGTAGTTATAGATGGTGCATTGTATCATTGTTTTATGTTTAGAGATAATGCTCAACAGGCACAATTAATCAAAGCAAGATTTGATGAAGGTATTGATCGTATGAGGACTCTACTAATTAACAGATTTACTGATGTTAGAGATACTCGCGTGAGCCGATTAATAAATGTACCACATGGTAATGGTTAATGGTAGATGCTTTAAAGGATGTAACTGTCCTCTCTAAAGGCGGTTTATTTACTAATGAAGATGCTTTAGCATTAGCAAATACTAATCCTGGTTCAGGTATACGTATGCTAAATATGGAAGTATCACAGTTTGGTGGATATAGACGTATTAATGGTTACGCTGATTATGATTCAACTTACGGAACTATATCAGGTGTAGGACAAGTAATAGGTCTTTGGATACTAGATGGTGTACCTTATGCAGCTAGAAGAAACTTAAAAGATCATAATGGTTCATTAGGTGCTAATCCTTTTGCAGTTACAAATGGAAGTGCTACTATAACTGTTACACATAATAGTCATGGACTGGTAGTAGGAGATAGAATACAATATTCAGGGTCTGACACATTTCATGGGATTACTCCTAACGGAGTAGATATGCCAATAGCCTCAGTAATAGATGCTAACTCTTATACCGTAGTTTTTACATCTGCTGCAGGATCTGGTGGAACTGGTGGTGGAAGTTCAGTAACATTTAAAGTAAATGCAATTACACAAGATTTACCAGACAATCCTTTTGCAGTATCTAATGGTAGCGCAACAATAACAGTAACACACACTAGTCACGGTCTATCTGTAGGACACAAAGTAACATTTGCGGGTAGTGATGCAATAGGAGGTATAACTCCAAACGCTGTAGAAATGGCAGTAGTATCTGTACCTGACGCAAATACTTACACAGTATCTTTTACCTCTCTTGCTACATCTACTGCAAGTGGCGTTGGTGGTACATCAGTAACAGCTACGTATAGTCAATCATATTCTATATATAAATATACTACTTCTGGCTGGACTCCAATAGCATCGAATAGATCTAATATTAGTGTATTAAAATTAAGAGAAAGTATAAATTCATTTACAGGTACTGAGTCTGTAATAATATGTGATGGAACTAACACACCTGCTAAGTTTGACGGTTCTACTTTTACTGAGCATACAACATCAGATGACGCTTCTCCAGTAGGAGCTTCAATGACAACAGACTTTAAAAATCATCAGTTCTATGCAGGATTTCCTAGTACAGGATTAGGTGGTAACAAATTACTTTTTAGTGAGCCAAACGTAGATAACAGATTTAGATCAGCTAGTGGATCAGGCTCAATTAACGTAGGTTTTAATATAACAGGCATAGCAAAGTTTAGAGATAGTTTATATGTTTTTGGTAAAAATAAAATAAAAAGACTAACAGGATCTAGTACATCCGATTTTGCTTTATCTGAAGTAACAAATAATATTGGTTGCATTGCTACAGATAGTATAATAGAAATAGGTGGTGATGTATTATTTTTAGCCTCTGATGGTATTCGCCCTATTCAAGGTACTGCCAGAATTGGTGACGTAGAACTTGAAACTATTTCTAAACCTGTACAACAGTTGCTGCAATCACTGCCTAGTACACATGACTTAGATAATATGTCTTCTGTGGTTATTAGAAATAAATCTCAGTTCCGTTACTTCTTTCCTAAGACAACTACAGCTGCCTCAGATACAGCAGGTATAATATGTGGTCTTAGGTTTGCAGATAGAAGAGTAGGTTGGGAGTTTGGTGAGTTACTAGGTATAAGAGCTTTCGTAGCTACTAGTGGTTTAATAGACGATGTTGAAGTTGTATTACACGGGGATCTAAATGGTGAGATATATCAGCAAGAATCTGGTAGTACTTTTGATACTGCTGATGTTACGGCTGTTTACGCAACTCCCTTTTTATATTTCGACTCTACCGAAAAACGCAAAATATATCAGCATATCACCTTATTTACTAGGCCAGAAGGAGAATCTACAATTAACTTAGGTATTGCTTATGATTGGGATGATCCTAATACGCCAAACCCAATTACGTATTCTTTAACAACAGCAGGTTCATTAGCAAGATATACGACTACAAATAGCACATATGATGCTACATTTAAGTTTGATGGTTCGACTAGTCCAGTGTTAGAGACTAATGTCCAAGGATCAGGGAGAGCTATATCTTTGGTCATAACATCAACAGGAACCCAAGCACCTTATAGTGTTAGTGGGTTCTCCATAACATACCAGGATGCAGGATACAGATAATGGCAGGATATACTAGACAATCAGCAGCGCAAATAGTTAGTGGTGAGGTTATATCAGCAGCACCAATTAATGCAGAACTTAACCAAGTTTTAGCGGCCTTTAATAATTCTACAGGTCACTCACATGATGGTACATCAGCAGAAGGTCCACCAATAGATAGAATAGGTGATGCTGATCAAAATAACAAGATACTTATAGATACGTCTAATGATCATTTAGAATTTTATGTGCAAGTTAGTTCTTCTTCTGTACAGCAGTTTAGACTTCAAGATGGTGCTATTGTTCC